TTATTCTTCAAATCTATATACGATGTTTATCACACCATCTTGACTTACTTCTATTCTTGTAATCAATTTTTTAAAAGTTGAATACAGGTCTTCGGACTTCTCCAGCAATTCGAATGCTTCTTTCACTTTCTGCTGCTCAACTACTAAGGTCTTAACATCATCTAATTTTAATATTTCTAACTCTTTTTCTTTTATAATTTTTTCAAAATTTTTATCTCGTTTAGTAAAGGTTTCTTTATCAATCGGTCCACCGTCTAAATACAAATCTAATAAGCGTTCCCTTTTTATCTCTAGTTCTTTCTTTTCTTTTCTTAATTTCTTCTGCTTTTCTTGATGTTTATCTGTGTCATTTAAGTTAAATACCTTTTCCAAGTCATTTTCTTTTTCTTTTAATTTTTGTAGTACAAACAAGCGTAAATCACTATACTGTAGTCCAGAGTGTTTGACACATCCACGCGCCCCCATTCTCTTATACCTACCGCATATTAAATAACAATAATAACGTGTCTCCCCTTCTTTATTTTTATACATTCTTTGTTGTAAGGCTAACGGTGTCCTACAATGAGCACAACAGGCTAGCCCTCTTAATTCGTTTTTTATTGCTACACGACGTTTTGTTTTTTTATCTGTTTTTGAATTATTTACTCTATCCCATAGATCCCGCGTAATTATAGCCGGATGATGATTTTCAAATACTACCCATTTTTCTTTAGGATTTATAATCATCTTTTTTCTTCCATCTACTTTTACTTCTGCATACTTCTGCATTATATAATCACCTTTATATGCAGCATTTGTAATTATCGCTCGTATACTTGGATAGGCCCACAACTTTCCAGTTCTTGATGGTACCCCCATATCGTTTATTGCGTCTGCAATCTTCATGTAACCTAATCCATTGTCGTATAATTCGTACATCTTCCTAACAAGTTCAGCTTCTTCCTCATTAATCGTATATTTTTGATCTACAATTTTATATCCATATGGCACTATCCCCCCGGTATACTCACCTCTTCTTACTTTAGCAGCTAACGCTGCTGATACGGATACGGATACTGTCTTAGGTAATTGGGATGCGAACATGGCATACATCTCAAATTTTAAGTCGTTTTTCCCCTCATAATAACTGTCGTAACCTTCTTCAATTGTCACTAAACGAACACCATGTCCTAAAAGTATCTCCTTAATTTCTAATGCATCTCTTAAATCCCGCCCTAATCGGTGGATAGACTTAAAAACAACCGTATCTAATTCTTTTCTTCGAACCTTCTCTAAAATCAACTGCATCGCATGTCTTTCTAACCACGCCGTTCCAGATACAGCTTCGTCTTTATAAATTGAATTTTCATCCCACTCATACCCGTTTTTTTCGATCCAGTATCTACAAATATCAATTTGATTCTCAATCGATGAAACTTGTTCGTCTCTATCCGTTGATACACGTACATATACAGCATATTTCAATTCGTACACACCTCATCCTCTTACTAAATTCTTATGACTACAGTATATAGCCCTCCGGATATACTGGCAATCTATTACCAATGTAAAAAGACGACTTTCTACAGTCGTCAAAATAAAAATATATAAATCTCAAAAATTTAGGAGGGGGTAAACAATACACAACAACATCTAGTAAAAACAAAAACAAAAAAGAACCCCCTCTATAAAAAATATACCTTATATATATAATATAAATATATAACTTATAAATATATATTATATATAGAGTATATTATTAGTAATAATATATAAGTATTATTACTGTTAGGGTTCTAAGGTTTTAGTCTACATCTTCCTCTGTAATATCATTTCCCCATCTACCGTAATCATATGGAAATTCGTTCGCCATGTACTCATCGTGACATTCTTCATGAAAGATACCGTATTCAAAATTATTTTTTACCCATTCTCCTTTTTTTAGTGTACGTTTACACCATTCGCAAATCGTGCTTCCTTTTGGAGCTATATATTCACCGTTAACTTTGATAGAAGTCATATAATTCCCCTCCTCATTTCTACTTTGAATCCAATGCTTTTTTAGAATTCAATTCGCACCAATATTTATAAGCTTCCCTATTTAATTCCCAGTATAAATGTTCATAGTGATCGCGCTGGAATTCAGTTGCTGCTAATCGTCTTTTCAAGTCATCAATTACAGCATCCTTATTGATTGGATTGATTTGTGGAGGTGGTAATAAATTCATAGGTGAATCACCTCTTCCTTGTAATTAGACCACTAAACAACTTTCTGTGCGTTTCAGGCTGTAAATCCAGTAACCTTATAACCTTTTCAGCACTATCCAGATCCGGTGCATCGATAATATTGTTTCGCCACATCCATCGTTTACTGTCTCTTTTACTTTGATAAACCGCACCACTTTCGCCGTTAATCCACAACCGGTTATTACACCCTAAAATGTTTACACGAGTCCAGTAATTTTTCATCATGAAACACCTGGAACCACATAAACTTTCGCATACACATCGTATTTAGCTGCAAGTTGCTCCAGCTTTTTTTGTCTGTATTCTGTCATAGTAAAGAAATGAATGAGAGGTATTTTTCCGTTGTATTTGTTTTTGTAGTATAACGAAAATTCCCTATACCTGATCATCTTTTCAGCGTTCACAATCATCATTTGCGTACGATCTATTTCAACAGCATTTAGTGTACCTTCTCCATCCCTGAACTTCACATCAGGAATAATTGTCTTCTTTTTATCATCTATTTTATAACGTATAGGTGTTTCTATCTGCCAGTCGTCGGGACAAAACAGATAGAGCCACGCTTCATTTCTCATTAAGCTGTGTGCTAGTCGACTATTTGGTACAATCTTCTCAGTATCGTCGAACAGTTCACGGCCCTTTTTATTTAAATAATACACGTACTCTTTTTGGTACACTGTGTTATTTACATAAGGACTGAGGTCTTTTAAAATACGATTCGCGTTACGAACCCCTCCCATATCGTGCACCGCCATTAGATGCCTACGTGTTGCGAATTTCAGCTTTCTAATCGAGGTCAGAATCGTCATCTGACGGTTTATTTTGATATGTGTCTGGATGTTCATCTTTTTTCACCTCGTATTGTTTTAGATGTTCCCACATCATTTCATCGCTAATAAACGGTACCTGCAGCTCAGTTAGTCGATCAGTTTTATAAATAGCTCTACCAGGTAAGGACGGCAATGTTTCTAGTCCCGATTCATCAAGAACAACCTCAGATGCCTTATATGTTGGTAGCCGAAAACCTAACTTCGCATCAGACATCTGCTTTACTACTGATGGAATTGATGTGACTGTAGGATACTGTGTAGCTAAAATCAAACGAAATCCTAAGCCGCCCGATACAGTCGCTATATAACTAAGTATGTACTGACACTCTTCTCTAATTTTATTAATGGGACGTGGTAATCCTTTGGCCGGAGCAAGTACGGCACCCTCATCAACAATAACGAAATACCGATCTTTTTCTTTTGTTTCAACAATATTTTTGTAACCATTTTCCTTCATGAATTTTCCACGCTCTTCGATTTTTTTCATTATTTGTTTTAGTACTTGATGTGCTTTTTCTACAGAGTCAGCCACTTCCACCACCTGCTTTAAGCCGCTAAACTCACTAAATTCTAATCCCTTTTCCTTTAAATCAATTAAATATACGTGAGCATTTTCAGGGTTCGCCTCAATCAAAGTAGTAAGTAGTACTTTCATAAATACTGTTTTCCCCATTCGTGTAAGACCACCTAGTACCATATGAGGAGTTTTATCGAAGTCATGATAAATTAACTTCTCGAGGCTTTGCCCCATCGGTACTTGCCATTCACCTTTTTTTACTAGCCCCTCATCCCAACACCACTTTTGTGGGATACGTTTACTGAATACCCGAATCATTATCTTGTAGTTATCGTATTTGATACGTACAGGCTTATTTAATCCTTCACTTACAACATCCTCAACCTTTTGTATTAATTTAGATGGCATCCCTAACGGGAGTTTATATACATAAGTCGTACTACGATCATCTTCTTTTCTTTCGAGAAAAACCGGATAATGTAATTTTTCATCCTTCCTAATTGCAATTCCACTTACTTCAAAGAATACTTGTATCTTCTTTCTATCATCCTCTTTACCTTTTAAACTATCATTTAGCAAAGCGTACCCGAGCGAAACTGCAGGTATTAATAACAATTCAAGCATAGGGGTTCACTCCTTATATATCCTTAAAGGATATAGTTGCTCTTTACTGGAAGATTTACATACAAGTTGTTTTTCTTATATAACAAGGTGCCCCATGATTCCAGGTTCCATTCCTTCAAAGAAACACCATTAGCACATAACGTAGAAGATACAAAAACGAGCCGGTAAGAGTTGTATACGTCGTCATACGTGGAAGCCAATGTGGAACACTCATCCCCATTTTCTCAGCTACCTTCAGTGCCACTACAGACACCCCTGTCGCTGTCCAAATTACTACAACTTCCCCAGCAAGTGTCATATCGATTCCCTCTTTCTTTTTAGTTGTAATCCTTTTGACGTGAGAATCGGTTGATACTGATTAACCATTTCATCCCATTCAAGAATTTCTTCCTCTTCCCCGTATAGATTTTCCATAATATCGTTAGATAAGCTGTAGTAACCGCGGTACTCTTTGTTGTTAGATACCTCGTGTCTTTCCATATGTTTTAGAATAGAGTTTACTTCACCTTTACCCCTGGACTCTTTATACATGCTTCTCAGTTCTTTAGAAGGATACAGATACGGCGTGTCATTCAAGTAATCATATTGCCACCTCATCGCTCATCCCTCCACTGTTTACAGTCCTCTAAGTATGCATCAATCCTTTTCTGAATCCCTATTTCGTTATACGGACCATAAGGCTCTTCTTCTCCTAATAAGTCAACGATATCAACGTAGTTTGGATTTTGTAACATATTGTGATTTGCAATGTGATTGTACAAACATCGTACTTCACCATAGTCATTTGCATCTGCGTACATGTTGTAAAGTGTTTGTGACGGATACAGTTGCATGCGATTTAAATACTTATATCCAGGTCTCATTGTTCCTCACCTTTCCCTTCTTGATGTCCTTTTTTCCACTTGGTATTCCTCGTGGTATTAATGTGGCATTGGTATAGGTATATGACCTAGAAAGAAGGATTTTGCAAGTCCACATTAAAAATATAAAAAGTACAAGTAGAATTTTTTATAAGGAGTTGTATTTATGCAGAGTCATTTGAAGGAAATATTAGATAGTAACGGTATCAAATACGGTTTTATTGCAAAACAAGTAGGTATAAGTAATGCTGCTATGACGAATCTCATAAAAGGTGGATTACCTACACTGCCTGTAGCTGCTCGAATCGCAAAGGTATTAGGTAAACCAATTGAGGAGATCTGGACCATCGAGGAGTAATTCCTCCCCCTCCAGCCTTAATAAATCTTTATCTTTATTTTTCTTTTTACACTTGACTTTTGCTTTCGACGGGCAATCATGGGATGAGGGTACAGGACAACGGCTAGGGCAGAGAATGACTACCTTACAACGCTTCAAAAATAAAAAGCGTCGTAAAGTAGACGTTCTGTCAATCATGGTCTATCGGGTTAAGGAATCCGTATAGTAACACCCTGTTTAAACGCTGTAATCTCTTACACAGCTGACTTTTTACAGATAAAGCTTGTCCTATCTGCAGAAAGAATCAGGAAAGAAAATGCACTACTGGCGTATCCTTCATTACTCGTAACCTATAATTCTTTCATTATCAGCTGCTACCCGTGCCGTAACACGCCAAGCAACCGCCGTACCGTTAATGGCCGTACTCGCCTAGACTCCTAACAACGCAAACAAGGAAACGTTATTCGTTAGGACGCTTAACTTTCTGACGTTGGCTTAGCTAACCTGTTCAAGTTTAACGAGTGTTAGGTCATTCCTCGTGTGGATCCTCCTCTTAGTTACCTAAAAAAGACAATAAGAAACTAGACCTCGTGTATATCTGTTTTTTCGAATAAGAATATTCACGAGGCTGGAGGTTGTCCGATATTTAGTTAAAGAAAGAGCTTATAGCACGTGAGCTATAAGCATATTAATAACGAATAAAACCGAAGCCACAGTATAAAAACCATAAAACCAAATACAATCAGATTTTGTTTCTAAACCGAAATAGTTATTAAGAGTTTTCATTTCCGTCCCCTTTCAACCTAAAAAGTTCAACTAATTAAGTTAAATATATAACTCGATTAGTTGAACGTCAATAGGTAACCTAGAAAAGTTTACTATTTTTTGTGTAATTGTGTTAGAATACGAGATAAGATGGTTGTGTATCGGAGGAGAATACATATGATATTTACATTGGGACAGACGTTACATGAGATAGGTGTAACTAAAAATAAATTAGCTGTAGAAGCAAAAATCCGCCATAATACAATTAGTGATTTAGTAAACGGTAATGTTAGTTCTATACGTATAGATACATTACAAGCAATACTTGATACATTAAATAAGTTAGCGACTGATCAAGGAATAGAAAAAGTTTATGGTATTAAAGATGTTATAAAACATGAAAAAGACGCATAATTAGCGTCTTTTTTTCTTACAAATATTAAATAAATAAATAAATTCTTATTGTTATTTGATACAATAACCTTGCAATACACTATCATAGGAGGGAGAAAATGAGAATTAATTGGTTCAATACATTAGGGGTAGTGTTTTTTGGAACATCGTTATTATTCGCTTCTGGCTGTACGCCACAAAATAACGAAGTGGCTTCTCTAGAGGCAACACAAAAGGACGAGGAAAAAGCTAAAAAGCAAGCGGAAAAAGAAACTGAGAAACAGAGAAAGCAACAAGAAAAAGAACAAAAAGCTCAGGAAAAAGAAAAAATAAAGGAAGAAAATAAAGAGAAAGAATTTAACAAAAATATCAAAAAAATTGTTAAAAAGACCATTGGAATAGACGACGTAGAATCAGTTGAAGTAACTAAAAACTTCGATTTACCAGATCCAAACAATAAAGTGGTATTACTTAACTTAAAAAACGCTAACGATAAAGTTCTTACATGGAACGGGACTACCAATATATTAAAAAAGTTATCTAAAGAAAAAGAAATCCAAAAGGTTATTTTTGTATGGAAAACTGAGCTAACAGATACATATGGAAATAAAAAGAGCGATCCTGTAATGAAAATGAACATAGATCGCGAGAGCTTAGACAAAATTAACTTTAAAAACTTTGATCATAATAATATCCCTAGCGTCGTAAAAGATTATTGGGAACATCCTGCATATAACAAGTAGTTTAATGATGAAAGGGTGGAGTTATTTTGAGAAAGAAAAAATCCGTTTTATATGTTCGGAATGAATATTATGGAACAGAGAAAAAAGAAGATTTATTTAGTGAAGTATATGAAAAATACTTAGGAGTTAAAGTAATTATTACAAGAAAAATAGAAAAACAAACTAAATAATACGTCTTAACTAGGCAAAGATAAAAGCAGACCTAAAGTAAGGTCTGCTTTTATCTTATAGAGGTTGATGCTGGATTAATGGACGGGTTATTTATATAGAAATACTTATTAACAATCTCTTTTGAATCTACAAACGATAAAGAAATAGAATTAATAAAATCTTTGTCCCTATAAATTGAATTTACAACATGGTATAAAGTATTCGTAAAATCTTCTATTTCGTTTTCATTATAGTAACAGTAGGTTATTGCTGGATTATCTACATTCGTATTTAAAAAGTGGTAATATAACCCACTCAAAATATGATAGTCATTCTCCGGATGAACTCCAAAGAAAACAATATGACTAATTTCAGAGCACCGCATTTTATAAGATAGTATTTCTAAAGCATCAACCCTCGGCTGAGTTAACGCTTGTTTTCCCAATACAATTGAATGCATAATACCGTCTAACATTTTTGTGGTAGTATAGTCACCTAATATTATGTCATTTGTATAGTACTTATCATTACCATGTTTTAAAGCGTATGACTGATGATATGTAAAACCTTGTAACTTATTTTGAAAATGTCCGTGTAAATATGTAACAGATCGATTAGTAGTTTGTTCCAGAATTAAATCATAATTCAAACTAAATAGTTCTTTAAACCCTGCCAGCCATTGCTTTATAGAATCTTGGTCAATGTCATTTATTTTTTCTAATTTATTAATATCAATAGCTTTTCCATTCCCAAAGATAATTGTAATCATAAGTAGGCGATAATATATAGAAAAACCATTATACCTTGTTTTATACATCACGTTCGTCTCTTGCCCATGAGGCATTACGCTTTTCTCCCATCCTTTTCTCAGTAGCTTTATGAAACGATTACTTTTTTGTTTGTATTTTTTAAATTCAGGTAAATTTTCTATAAGATGGTACAACCATATAAGCGTTGGCCAATTCTCGACATTAACAGATTTGAATCCTTTTTTACTGCCAATTTCGTATATCCCTTTCGTTACCTCTAACATATTCGGTGCCACTTTAGATTTATTCAAATGTCTATTATGTTCTAGAAAATTATTAATCTTAGAATTCGTAGTAATAAATCCTGCAAAATCCACAGCATCTTCAAAAATTTTCTCTAGTTGTTTTTGGTTAAAATTACGGACATACTTCACTACATTTTTATAATTCTGAGTAATTATTATTCTTGTATCTAAGTAAGCTGTGGGGGAAATTGTAAATTCCCCTAACTTATTCAAAGCAATGTTACCTTCTTTTAAAGAATCATAAATCCCTCTAAAACAGCTGTCAAAATTCATACTAAATCCATTACCTATAATTAATCCTGTGTTGTGTGTAGAAATTAGTTCTGTAAATTGTTCAATCTGTATTTTATTCACGGTATCCCCCTCAAATCCATCGCTACCATCTTTTTATATACAAATAAAATCATATCACAAAATATTCCCAAAATAAAAAAGTAGGCTCCTATATAGGAGCCTACTTTTAGCTTACTTTCACATATATTGGACTAGCTGTAATATAGAATACTTGTCCACGTGAATTATGCACTTTATATTGCGGTGAACCATTTACATTTATTTTTGCATCAATTGTAAATCCTAATCCAGCATCTACAGAGCCAGCAACATCTTTATCCTGCCAAGATGGAGCGTTATAGAAACGTAGATTGTTAACTTTTGAAACAACGCGCTTTCCAACAATAGAAGAATCTACTGTGCTTTTCTTATTAAACTTCACATAAGATGAATCATTTTTAATCCACTGATCTCCACCAAGATTTAACCAGCCATCCTTTTCCGCCCACACAATATAAGATTCTGGTTTGTTTAGTTGACGAATTTTAGAATAGCTTGTACCTGGTCCTTTACGTAAGTTAACGTTGTAACCTTCAATATAGGCGATACCGTCTGTTACTGCTGTGGGTACTTCTGCTGGTTTATATGGCTTTTCAGGGACAGAAACATCCACGCTAGAATTATTGTATGCTCGTTGTACGTCTGCTCTAAATTGAGCTTCTGAAACGCCATGAGACTTTAAGTAATCAATTGGATCTTCATGATCTGTACCACCAAGGTAATGAGTTACATCACTATGTGTCCATAATCCTTTTTCTACAGATAGCCCACGGTCACGTAAGATTTTAGCTAGTAACTTAACATATTTGTCATAGCTGCGGTTAAATTTTGTATAATCCGCTGTTTCGCATAACTCTACATGTACAAATCGTTTATTAGCAGCAGGACCGCCACCATAAGCAATGTATTTTGTATCAGCAATTTGGATTGTTTCGTCCCAATCGACTGCATAGTGAACAAATGCATTTCTCCATGTTCGAGACTCATATTTTTGAATATTAATAGCTGGAGCTTCTGGAGTTGCTGTAGAATGTGCTACAACCCCCTCATAAGCACCTACACCATAACGGTATGGTTGTTTCGGTAAATCAGGAATAATAAGCGTTCTATCAGCAAAAGCACTTGTAGCAAAAGAACCAGCAAGTACTAGAATCATAAGTAACGAGGTAATATGTTTCATTGTCTTTTTCATTTAGCATCAACATCCTTTTTCATAATTTTTGTATGGTCAAATAATCCACTTGCTGATAGTCCAATGATGATTCCCTGGAATACATTTGTTTTGATATCTCCGCCCATAAATAAAACGCCTAGCATAATGCCAAGCGTTAAATTTAGTAACGGAACATATTTTGTTTGTAATCCAATTGTTTTTCCAATCTGTGAAAGACCTACTACAATTCCAATCATTACAGTAATTTCAAACATTACATACCACCTCCTTTCAAAAAGAAAGTGAGAGCTGCTCCAACAATTCCACCGACAATAAGTCGTAAAATCCAGGTAGTATTGGCGCTGATTTTATCTAACTGCTTGTTGATATTATCAATATCTTTCTCGTTACCTGTTGTTCGTATTTCTAACCCTTTAATCTCTAAACGAATGTCCTTGATCTCTTGTTTAATTTCTTGAACATCGTTTCTTACATCTTGTAACCCTTCCATTTTGACCACCCCATTTCAAAATAAAAAGAGAGACTCTTGTCCCTCTTTCATAAGTGCATTTAAACAAACAGTCTAAATACCGCCTTTTAATATTAACCCTAGAACTGCCATCACTATTGCACTAATCACAATTCTTAAGATCCAAGTTGTATTTGTGCTAATTTTTTCTAATTGTTTATTAATTGTTGAAATGTCTTTTTCATTAATGGTTGTACGAGTTTCTATATTACGAATATCACGCATAATTTCTTTCTGTTCTGATTTAAGTCTATCAATCTTTGCATAAACATCTTCCATATATTCACATCCCTCTAGAATCTATATAAAGCAATCTCTACATACTATGAGACAACCCTTCTCACTGTGAATATATGAAAGTCATTTTTTATCAAGGCCGTACTTTGTGCAAAATAAAAAAAGACCAGCTTATGGCTGCTCTGGCTTTTCATTTATTAATTTTTGTACTAATACCTTTAATTCATCAATTTCAGCTTTCATTGAAACTTTCTCAAGTTTTTCTGCTTCAAGTTGTTCTTTAAGAGTGTCAACTTCCTGCTTCCACATACCGTGGTCAAATTGAAGATTTTTAACTTTAAAGTCAACTTCTTGTATTGCTTGAATAGAAATTGCAACCGAGCTATAAAGTAGTACAGCGTCTTTCTCTGGTGTGGTGAATACATCGTCAGAGTCCTCTCCAATCATACCGTAATAAATTGGAAGTGTAATAGACTCCCCTGACTCGAAGCGTTCGACATCTCTTATAAAGTGATACTGTTTGATGTTTACAGAGTTTATTTTATCTAAAGCGGAGAATGGAAGGTCTTCTATGTCCGTTTTAAGCGTACGAGAAGAATTAGGGATAAATTCTTGCGCCCACATACGCCCTGAAGCAGATATATTTTCTTTAGCTCGCAGTGTTCTTAACTCTATATCTCGCCATCCATTACCATACACATCTTTAATTTGTAAACTCATATCATAGCCTGATACGAGACTTGCTCTTAGCATTAATCTTCCCATGTTTAAATCATGATCATTAACGCCATTGGCAAAGTATATACTGTTACCAGTACTTTTTCTATCAAAATGAAACTCACCATAGTCATTTTTAAAATAATGTGGCTCTGTGGTCGTCACTATAAACTTTCCGTATCCCCGCGCCCATCCCACTGAGTTAAAAACAATGTCATTCAAATTATCAAAATATAATCTTCCGTCTGCATATGCATACAGATGTCCACCATCATTTTGCATTTGGATAAATGATGACCATCTACTATTCCCTTCCGCATTGTTTCCTTTAGATATTCCAAGTGTAGCCCAAGCTTTAGATGGTTCTTCAACGCCATTAATTCGTGGAGTCGTTTGATAAATATAGAACGAACCTGCGCCAGCGAATTTTCTATTATCAGAGCCAAGTACGAATGACGGTTGGATACTTCCATCAGTTGTTTCCATAAATCCTATATAGCCACGCGGTCTATCTAAATCAAAAATTTTCATGTCTTGCTTATTTATTTCAACAAATCTATTTCCACTCGTTTTAAGTGTTACCCCTTCTAAAACTTGTCCTTTAATATGACTTGCTGTAATAAAACCTTTTAAGTTAATTCTGTTCGCATTCAAAGTAATGTTTTCTTTACTCATATTAAATGCTGCGATTACATCATTTTCTTTTACAGATATACTAACGCCCTTTTCAGTTAACTGAAGACGGGTTTCCATATCTCTTACATAAGAATCTTTTGCAAATTGTCCATTTGCTTGTTCTATTGTATATACTTCTGTCTTTTTTGCTGCAGCATTGATGCCCAGTTCATTGATAGTGAAACGGTTATCAATTAAAGTCATCTTCTGGTTAAATTGTTCAGTTGCAAGTTTGTTAGCCAATTCATCTAATAAATCTTGTTTATTCTGATTAACTGTTTGCTTCAACTCTGGAATCTTAAACCCAGCAACATAATCCTCTACTTGTTTAAGCTCAACTTTACCTTCCAGTGCTTTCGCAGTATTTTCCCATCCAGCTTTCGCCTCTTGTAATTGTCTTCCTTGTTCTGTCTGTGTATTTTGTATTAAAGAGACATTTTGTTTAATGGTAGTTGCATCTTTTTCTACAGTAGCAACACGCTTATCAAATCCACTTTGATTGTTTTCTACTTTTGTAATTGTTTCTTTAATTCCATCCACGCTTTTTGCGATTTCAGTTGTTTTCTGAGTGAACTCATCCGTTGTTACCTGTTCTTCAGGCGGTGCTGTCCAATCTTGCGGCTTATTCCCTTTATACAAGGCAACCCATTCCACAATAGATTTCGTAGTACCACTCGGATAGTTATATAAGCTTAACTTTCGTTCATTTCCACTTGTAGTTGCAACTGCTTTGAAGGTTACATACGTTATTCCATTCGCGTAAACACTTGTTGCATATCCAACATTGCTAGACCCGCCATTCTGCCAAATTCCAAATTTCTGCCCCTGTGGGACACTCCCTTTAATTACAAAGGTATATTCCTCACCCGCAACGAAATTTTCAGTTAGAGAATATTGATTGATTAGATAGTCTGTTTTTTCATATTTAACATTTGATTTTAATACAAGGTTACGTCCACCAGATTTATCACTATTAACCTTTGTTTCTACACTCGTTAACTTCTCACTGATTTTCCCAGCTTTTTCTTCTATTTCAGTAGTTGTTTTCTTAAGCTCACTTGTTGTTTGCTGCACATCAGAAATAGTCTTCTTTGTACCTTCTACAGTTTGTTCGACTGTATTTAATTTATTGCTGATATCATTATCTTTTTTTGTTAACGATTCAATAGAAGTTTTAAATCCATTAGAATCCTGTTCAAACTGAGTTACTTTCTTATCAATTTCACCTTGTTTATTTTCAATATTAGAAATTGTACGACTGACACCTTGTAACCCTTCCTGTACTTCGTTGAATTGTCCTGTAGCTTGATTTTGTGCTTCTTGAACCTTTTTGTTTAATTCTGTTTTTGTAGATTCGATATCCTTATTAACCTGCGCTAGTGTTTCTTCCTTGATAGTTTCTGGATCAGGAACAACCGATTCCCACGCTGCACCTGTCCATATTTTTAAAATACCAGGCTTCCCATTACTAATATCACGCCAAAGTGTTTTATAAGGTTTAAGTCCTGTTGTTGGTGGATTTTTAGCTTCAATGATTTCTACCGTGTTATTTTTAAGATTCTCTTGCACTTTTTCAGCCAATGTTTTCGCTGCTTCGGATTCTTTCTTAGCATCACTAGCTGTTTCATTTGCATCTTTCACTAATTTATCTAACTGATCTATCAGTTCTTGCTTACTTCCCAGTGAACTAAGAATACGATTGTATATCTTTCGTAGTTCTTCATTTGGATCAGTAATTTCACAATAATCACCAAACACATATTTATCTTGTGTAGGATCTGTAAAAGATTCATCACCAGCAATCACACGTGCTTCAAGGTATAACTTAGGCGTGAAGCCTGTATCCTTGATTCGGATTGTATCGCCCTCATTAATTAGTTCATGTGCTAGACCAAAAATACGTCCAATCGATTGTGCTTCTACTTCATAAGAAACTGAAGTATTGACACGCTTCTTTAATTCCGTTTTCATCAAAGTCAGTAATCGTTGTGATGTCATATTTTGGTCTTCTGTTTCTGGAGTGTAGAAACCAAATTTATGTTTACCATGCGCATTCCAGCGTTGAAAGGCATCACTATCTGTAATATAAAGAAGTCCTTTATTGATGCTCTCAATTGTGATAAGTTTGTCACCTTCGCCCCGTACAAATCCGACTAAGGCCGTACAAATATCTCTGGAATGTTCAATACGTCTAACGCCTACTAAGTCTTTTCCCAGAGTTATTTCCTTCCCTGTTTCTCTTCCTCGTTTCTTTATCATATCAACGTACCATCCAGTAATTCGAGAACCAGATACTTCAACACGATATTGTATTTCCAACTCAAACAAAGCCGCAATTTTCTTTAAAAAAGTGAGGGGATCGATGAATTCATCGATCGTCATCGTGTGGAATGAAGAATAATCAGTTATTCCACGTTGCCATTTTGAATCGGCAAGAGCGATATCAATAAACGTATTAACTGTTTCGCTCTCTATCCGTTGAGGTTTAATAATCCCATCTTTAGCTATTTGAACCCAGGCACCAGAAGCATGTATAGTGAGCGATCTATCATCAGAGTCTTTTTCTACTTCATTATTGATAACATATGGAACAATGCGACCATCACGCACTTCCTTTAAAACTAAGTTCTGCTGCTGTAATGTAACTGCATGTGGAGTGCCGTCAAAAGTTTTGAACTCTAGCATATCAATATTATTCTTGATTTCCCAATGACGTTTATCTTCCCAGTAGTCCTTTGGTTGAATAGCGGATAGAATTTGATCTGTTTTAAAATCAACAACATGAAGTAATCCGCTTGGTGTTCTCATCTAAATCGCTCCCTATATTTAACTTTTGCTGTTCCGATATCAGATGGCATAATTTCAAGTGTATTAATACCTTTATTGATAACAGGGAAATTACTAAAAATATCTTTTATGTTAATAGCGTTTTTCCCTTCAATACTGACATGACTGCTTTCTGTATCAATCACGACTTTGTCACCAACATCGAATATATAAGGCGGTGTATTTTGATTATTTAAATTCACTTTCCAAAATTTCAAATCAGAAACTGACATCGCTTCTACTGGCGGAACATCTTGCCACTGCATGATACTAATCTGTATTTGAGCTGCTTTTTCCATATGTTTATTGTCTTTATCGGTCCATCTTGCAAAGCGCTCTGAATCATCTTTTTCTGTTCCAGGAAGAAATTTTGAAATATAAGCCTCCCAATCATTACCGGTTCTAGCGATCCACAACCTACCAAAATACTGATTCCATGTATTCGGGTAATCGCCACTCTCATAGATCAAGCCTGTTTTTCCTGGCTTATTATCATATCCAATTACCATCGTTCCAAAATTTTGTTCAGCCTGCCAATAAAGATCATTCATAGCAATTTTCGAGATAACTTTGCTATTTTCATCGAGTATCGCTATCTCAACCCGTCCCATTTCGTTAATCTTTTTACTCTTACATGTAACATAGGCTTGCATAATAAAATCTTGTACTGGGCCACCAGGGATACTTTTTTTAACAGCTGCACCGTGCCATCCTTTTCCCGTTCCAGCCCCAAAATCGGAACAATAAAATTGATATTTATCTGATTTCATTTCACCAACCGGTTCCCCATCTTCCATTGAGCTGACTTTACTCCATCCGACCGTAGTAGCCATTTCATCCCATACTATACGTTGATTCCTTTCTACGGGCTTTTCCACAGTTTTTAGTGGCATACCAATACGAAAATAATCTCGATCACTTAAGGATACCCCGCCGAACCATACATCTAAAAAAGTGTTTGGCTTTGTAATATCAATTTCAATGATAGGATTAGAATGAACTGTTCCTTTATTTTGGATATTAGCAACTAACCCGTTAACGTCTTTTTTAAATTCAACGGTTTGCTCTTTTCCTAACTTATATGGCATTGGACATATTAGTGTAATAGTTGCTTGATGAATATTAGATTTTTCTAAAGTCTCCGCTACAGATTCCTTAATCCCGTAATACACAATATCTGGCTCGTCGGTGAAGGTAATTTTTACAGGTTCTTCTGTATCTAATAAACCATTTAATTCATCTATCCGTTTCCTTAGTTCAAAAAGAGAGACCCCCTTAAGAGAGAAATCTACTTCTAATACTCTCTTGGGAGTCCTTTTACTTAAAAAATATGAACCTGGGCGGTGAGGTACCGTTAACTCGTTAATTTCGTCACTTAAAATCCCGCGACCTCTTATATCGTTAACCATAAAAAATCCTTTTTCGTATTTTTGCGCGAAGTATTCTTCTAAATTAATTCCATTAAAAACTAACAATCTACCGCCCTCCTTTAAAATACTTCTTTCCGTTTTTTCACAGCCTCTTGCTCTCCAGTAATATCATCAACGAACCTATTAAACTCTTGTCTACCAAGCTGTATATTAATATACGCAGGTTGTCTTTCACTAGCTGTAGAATTTGAAGCAGTTCCGGAATCCGCATTTCCTGAGCTTGCTTGTGGTTTAGCTGTCTGGTACGCACCAAGTCCTCTTGGCATTCCGTATACAGTCTCTACTTGTAAAGCTTCCGGTTTCATCCATTCAGTCATTTGTTCGGTTGTTCTTTGTACAGCGCCTTTCATTGCATCAATACCATTAATCCACCCTTTCATCATATTGACACCAATGAAATCCCTGAACCAACGACTCGGTGAGTGAATCGATAAAAGTCCTGAAATTTTATCTTTAATTCCATTTCCGATGTCCGTAATTTTGTCCCAAATAGCCCCAGCCATAGAGCTTATTCCGTTTAAAAGCCCCTGCATCATATTTTTTCCTATGCTTCCTAAATCGATTCCGCTTAGGAATGACTTTACATTGCCAAAAATTTGAGTCACTGTGTTATAGATAGAATTTAGGATGTTAGATGTCGCTGACTTAGCCGCATTCCAAATTGAGGAAATGATGCTACCTGCTGCATTCATAACAGATGAAATGACTGAACCTATACCTGAAAAAATTGAACTTACTAGAGAACCTATCGCTGATAAAACACTAGAAAAAATAGATTTCACTAAATTTAGCCCACCAGTCACGACCGCAGAAATTAAATTTATTGCCCCTTGGATGATATTTCCGATTAATGACATTACACTCGACGTAATGCCTTTCACCGCGTTCCACGCTCCACTCCAATCTCCTTTTAAAACTGAAGTGAAAAGCTTTATTATGTTAGTGATTATCCCAATAGCAGAGGTTATTACGCCCATAATAGCTGGAAAAACTGCCTGAACAATCGACAAAATAAATTGAATCGCCGGGATCACTACGCCTTTTATTATTGTCGCTAGACCTTCAAGTATCGCAGTCGCTACGGGAATCGCCGCTTGAATTATCGAAACTATCACCGGGAAAACCGCCTGGACTATTTGCAAAATTAAAGGAATAACCGTAGTCGCTATGATAGAGATTACCTGACCTAATAATTGAATAATCGGAATCGCAACGGAAATCGCAGCAGCAATAATCCCAGCTATTACTGGGAAGACCGCTTGTACCGCCTGGAGAATAATCGGAATTACTGATGTCGCTATGATAGATAGGACCTCTCCAAATCCTTGAATCAGCATTCCTGCTATACTAAACACCGTCTGGATTACTTGTAAAATAATAGGGAATGCCGTTTGAAAAGCTTGAGCGAATATCGGTAAAACTGTAGATGCTAACTCAGTAAAAATTTGAGCTACTTGTTGTATAGCTTCTGTTATCAATGGCATAATTTCTATTGTCGTATCAGCAAACATCTGAATTAATTCAGTAATCATAGGCATTACTTCTTGTATTACTTGCCCAAAAAGTTTAAATAAATCAGACGCTAAAGGTACTACGGCTTGGATTGTTTCTCCAAACAAACGGAATAAGTCGAGTGCTATCGGTACTACAGCTTGTACTACTTCACTAAACAAACTAGCTATTGTAGCACCTAACTCACCAAAAGCCGTACCTAGCTCAGAAAGAGCAGGTCCAAGTGTAGCGAAGCTTTCTGCTATAACTTGTCCCGTTTTCGCAAATTCAGGAGCAAGTGGTGCAAATGCTTGTGTAATCCCTTGAGCTATCGACTGAACAACCGGCAAAATCGCAGACATCACAGAACTAAAAATTGATTGTATAGACTGCCAAGCCGACATAAAAGCAGACTTCACTTGATCATTTGTATTTATCAATTTAAATATCGTAGCACCTAAAGAAGCTACAATAGCGATTACCCATCCTACGGGGCCTGAAACACCTAAAAACGATAAGCCTAAACGTACAATTAATGGTGTTAAAGTAGCTATCGTATTCCCTATTGAAGAGAAGGACATTTTTATAAAATCAATTACTGGAGAAAGAGCTGATCCAATTCCAGCAAATGCTGAACCAAGTCCTGATATTGCTGAACTAAACGCACCACTTATCCCCTGACCAAATTCACTAAATTTCGATTTTATTACAGCTAGCGAAATCTCTACAGCTGTTGCAAAACCAGAAAACACTTGACCCGCTTTAATTAACCCTGCCTCTAATGCTGCGCCGATTGCTGTACCCATTGCTGAAAATTTTTCCGGTATTGTCCCAAGATAAGAACCTAAAGAATCAATAGCAGATTTCATAGCTTCAACTGCCGCTACTGTCCCACTTTTTATTGATTGCCACGCATTATTAACGGCATTTCGAAAAGTCTCATTATGTTTGTATAGTTGAACTAGTGCTACACCTACCAAGCTTAGAATTGCAATCGTTGCTCCGATTGGTCCTGTTAGAAACACAAAAGCTGCACGCAGTGCTATCATGGCATTTCTAGCAATAAAAGCTACAGCTGAACTTTTACTTATATAATTAGCTAATTTACCAAATAGAATCATCGTTGTACCTACAGCATTTGCTACCATACCAATTACCGTTGCTATAATTAAAAAAGCCGTAGTAAAAGCTACTACGGAAGCAATCACCGTCTGCACGGGAGCTGGTAATTTCATAAACGCGTTTGCCAAGGTTTCAACTACTCCAGCTACAGCCATTAATGCAGGAGCTAATGCATCAGTAAATGCACGTGCCGCAGCATCAAGAGAGGATTCCATTTTCGTCAGTGCTCCGGCCCATCCTTCAAGCATGGAGTCCGCAGCTTTTTTAGAAGCACCGTCCGAGTTCACTAAAGATTGTGTTAAAGCATCGATCTTTTCAGGTCCTGCTGCTACAAGTGCCATCATACCTGATACAGCTTCTGTACCAAATATTGTTGCTAACGCCGCACCTTTTTGTGCACTTGTCATACCTTCCATTCCTGATTTCAACTCACCAATAATTTGAGACAATGGTTTCATATTACCTTGTTGATCCGTAATAGATACGCCAAGTCGTTTTAACTCATTCGCCGCTGCTTTTGGCGGTTTAACTAAACGTAGTAAAGATGCACGTAATGCTGTACCAGCTGTCTCCCCTTTAATACCGCTATTTGACATAATACCAACAGAAGCCGCTAATTCTTCCATCGATATGCCTAATTGAGCTGCAGGACCCGCCGCATATTTAAAAGCGTATTGCATATCCCCTACACCTGCAGCCGTTGCGTTTGCGGCTGTTGCTAAAACATCAGCAACATGTGTACTTTGACTTGCCTCCATACCAAATGAGTTTAAAGCTGACGTAATCGTATCAGCAACCATTCCCAGGTCTTCGCCTGACGCAGCCGCTGCACTCAACACACCAGGTAATGCGGACGTTGCTTGAGCCGAATCGAAACCTTTCGCACCCATTTCAGCAAAAGCCGCTGCTACCTGCCCTGTTGAATACACAGAATTCTTTGCCATATCAAGAATCGCTTTCTTTACTTGACCATAGTCGCCTGCAGTTAAAACTGCCGCTTTACGAGTTTGTGATTCAAATTCTCGTGACTTTTGAATCATACTCCCTAAAGCAAAAGCCGACGCTGCAGCTGCCGGACCAAATGCATTTTGCATTGTTTGCCCTGTTTGCTGTACACGTCGACCCATTTCAATTGCTTGATTACCTACTTCTTGAAATCTAGCACGCCACCCTGAATAATCAGGAGGCGGTGGTGCTGGTGGCGCTGGCGGTAATGGTGGAGGTGACGGCGGTTGTGGAGTCGGTGGGATAGGAGGTGGTCTACTAATCTGCTGAAAAAATGTATTCCATGCTTGTGTAGCTTGTCCAAGGCTACTTATTAAATTGGATATATCCGCAATCACCTGAGTTTCTACCTTGTTCTGGCTCATTCACCTCACCTACCCTTCCTCTTCTTGTATTTGACTTCTAATCATCGATTCTATTTGATCAAAGAACGATTCGTTCCTTTGAATTTTTTCAACTACTTCCTTCCGTTCATTTGCTTGTTTTTCAATATCACGAACACTTTCTGGACGTGTATATATATCTGCTAATGACTTGATTTTGTCACTTTGAGCATTTCGATTAAACAAAGCTTGTACACTTGCAAACTCGTACTTATCAAGTAGTTGTTCCTTATATCCGTTCAACATAAGGTGATATTCCTTGAGACTAATACGCCAAGATTGCAAGGTGGTCATATAAAAAAAACGAAAACACTCACCTTGCAATTCATCAATATTTATGCGTACAGGTTCTCGAACGATTTCTGTTGTTCCGCTGTCATTGTCCCTAGAAGTTTCTTCACTGTCTTCTGGAAGAAAAAACTATTTAGCACAACTGCTTTGTTGTACTTTAGAATTTCATCAAGGTCTAGTTTTTCTGCATTAAACATATTTTCAATCTCTTTCTGTACAGCTTCATACGTGATTCCCTCATTTGTATGAATCAGTGCATAATAGACCACATCTGTGAAATTAGTAATTCCGCCTTGCATAGTTTGAGAAACGAATTGCATCGGTCCACCGTTTTCATCTAATAACCTCAGTGCTTGTAAACAAAATTTCAGTTCTTGTTCTTTACCATTAATTACGAAACGCGTATATGATTTTTCAGCCATAATAATTACCTCCAATTATTTTTTTCAAAATAAAAAAGCGTCTATATGAACGCTCATCCAAATTCCTGTTATTTATTTTCCGTAAATTCGTTAATAGTCTTATCCAATAAGCTAATCATGGCTTCTCTCTTTTGCTTTGGTGTTGTATTATCTTGCATTTCATTAAAGATAGGAAGTACCCTTTCTAATTTTTGTTTATCGATGCGTTCATTCACAAGATCTTGTCCCAACATCGAAATGAAAGTACCAATTGCAACCGCTTGTTCTTGTTTATCTAGTTTCATTTAGCTCACTCCCTTTAATTACACGACCTTGAATTGAATCAGCCGTATGTTCGACAATAGATTTCGCTACAACTCTTCCATCTAATGAAACCCTAACTTTACAATCCATTCCTACCGATTTACTATCGTTAATCTTCTTAATTATTTCAGATTGTTTATCGATTGATTGAACATGAGTTATATCCGCTTTCGTTGCTAATCCCTTTTCTAACATATTAACCTTTCGACTTAATCCTTCTACACTTGCTGAAACACAATTTAACGTTTGAATTAAACCTTCATTATCTCTTTGTAGATCGTTAATTCTTTTTTCAAAATCAGCAATTATTTCTGTTATAGATTCCATCTCTCATCCTCCTCAAAACATCCTTATTCAGTTCCTGGTGTAGCTACGTCACCAGTTGGCGCGCCATTAGGTACTTTATTAAGCGTCCCTTTAGAAATCTTTCCATTTAATTTTAAGCCGATAGAATACTTTGAGTACTCCTCATTTTCATGAGAAAGTTCCAAACTATTCAACATGTATGTTCCTGATTTAACTTTAAACTCAGAAGCGGTTGCACTACGTAGGTTAACTTCATGAATTCTTACTAAAACTTTATTAAGAATTGCTTCTTCTACATAATCAAGTCCCTCGTCACCTTCAGTACAAATCCCTTCAATACTAGCGGATTGTGTTACGTCACCGTAATCAGATCCACTCTTATCTTTCGTTTTCAACTCGATTTCTCCAGCCTCAATTGACCGTGAACCTGACGTTTGGTTAAAAAATCGAACTGTTTTTGTAGTTTTCCCATCAGGTTGCGGAATGTCAATCAAGTAAAGCGTTTCGGCACCTTTAAACTCAGGTGCATTACTTTTTTTCACTTCTGCCATTTTTAGTCCCCCTCTAATTTCTGATTGTTATAGTAATAAAACTCAAATGTTTCGCTGTTAAAATCTCAACGTCTTTTTGAGACAGTGGTTCAAAATCCTTTACTTTTGCATTAAAAAAACCGATTCGTTCTGGATTCTTTTTACTTGTATCGTACAAGTCAATTGAACCCTTTTCGAATCGGTTAATTATTCTATCTTGCAAATCGTTCTTATCAAAAATTTTATCTGCATACACACCTACTTGTATCAGATGATTACGTGAGAAATTCTCCTTTGAATACCTGCTAATTGTTCCAGACAAATCCTCAATGGTAATGAAGGGTTTGTCTTTTCCTGATACAGAAACACCATCGTATATCCATGTAGTAGGCGCAAAAACATCCAGCAATTTTTTTAATGAATACATTACATCATTCAACATAATTAATGCCCCTTCGCTACACGTTGAACAGTTTTGTTTATATCCTCAACAAATGGTTGCTCACCTTCAAAAGCTGTTTTACGCATAAAACCTTTTTTTGTTTTGTGCGTAAATTCTTGTACCGCCGCGTAAATAAGAGGAGATCCATACGTACCAATAATTCTCGCACCGACTACCATCTTTACACTTGCAGGAATACTTTCAGATAAAGGACCGTGTAATATCGGTGCTCGATTAGAGGCTTGATTAGCTTGTAAGCGTGTATGTTTTTCTACCGTTTGCTCAATTGGTGTTTTGTATCTATTGGGATTATGTGCTTTTAACACATTTGATTTTCCTTTAACAACAACTCTGATTCTCATCAAATCACCCTCTTTACAATGACCTCACGACGGTTTACGCCACCAAGCCCTCGTTCATCGATAAGTTCGATAACGTAAAAAACACCTTTACGTTCAATTTTTTCAATGTTCTCTAAGTCCACATTAAGAGGAAATGTAACAAGCGCCTCTCCTTTTTTAACATCAAGATCAGCGAACTTCGTCTTTTCCACTGACGTGAATTTCTTCCAAACTAATTGAACAGTTTCTTTTCGGGGGTCACCTTGGATTTCTTCTCCTGTAATTTGATCCTTTTCAGAAACCCCTTTAATGTATAAAATCACCGGTTCTCTACGTCCCTGCTCAATCATTTCACGATTTTCGCGAATCTCTTTAATATCATCTTCAGTAAGCAATTGCTACACCTCCTCGCTTATTAAGTAGTTCAGCCGTGACGAACATTGTGGATGTGGGCTTATTAATTGATTCATAAGACTTTCCGGAATATTTTTCGGATACTTCCCAGCTCCTAAACCATACGCATCGCGTCTGGCTAGCTTGTAACACATGTGCTTTGAATGATATCTGTGACGGTGACCATTATCAATAATTTGATAACCTGCCACAATTTCACTTTCTAACCCATTCTGTATAGTAGCTGCTCGGTATGTGTTAGTACTCTCAGAAATTGCTACGCGCTCAACCTTCCATCTCTCATTGTCGTGTACTTCCTTTATCTTTTGAGAAATCATTGTAATGCTCTCGCCCCTTAATACAGATGGACGAATGACACTACTTAATCGATCTCTCATATCTCCAGATAAATTCCATACACGATCAGACAGAACTAAGCCATCTTCACCAGGTCTTTTTATAACCCCTTGAATAATTTGCTTATTTACTGCAGTTATAGATTTCACGTCCAAACCTGCTTCTGATAATTTTGATGTGGTCCATTTCGACGTGTTTTCAATCAATGTATGGAATGACCGCTCTGCTTGTTTACGGAATTCTTTTTCGTATAAAGTAAGGTCTCGTAATAACGCATTTAATCTACTACGCTTCACGATTCCATCCTTTTGATAGTCATTCAATAAATCAACTAAAAACAAACGTATTAGGATAATGGCCTTTACAGTATCAGAAACTTGTTTTTCATGCTCCTCTTTAAATTCTTCGGAAATGGTATCGAGCGCCGCATCCATCTCTTGTTGAGAATCGCTCATGTAATCATCTCCCATCTGCCCGTTTGGCAAATGTTTGGTGAGTACCTTTTCCACGTCTATATTTTCTATATTTTTTAAGCGCATCTGCTGATAATTTCTTATAGTTAGCAAAGACCATCGATTTATCAACTGACTCCTCACCATCCGTATACGAAAAATAACGTGCTGCGTCTGCTGCAATCGATTCATAGGCAAATGATAGCGCAAGATAAAAAATAGCATTTGCATTTACTTTTTCAGTTAACTCTGACTCAGCTTCGGCTTCAGCTAGCCAATTTCCAATGTCTTCCGGAGTTACTTTTGGAACTTTTGCTAACCGACTCTCCAGCCTTTCCGACACCTTCATTTGGCGTCACCTCCGTCACTGTATTTTGTTAAGGTATCATGATTCCTGCAGCTTTTAATTTTGCAATAAGTGCATTTAAGTCTTTCACTACACCCGCTACGTCAGTCGCTGTACTATCTGGTTGTTTATCAACCTTTTTGGGTATTAGAGCTACTTTTTCTTCAAGACCTTTAATAATATTGCCAAGTGATGTGTCTTTCGCAATCGGCATCGATCTGTTTAAACGTTGTGCTTGATTTTCAGAAATAGACATGCATAAAACTCCTTTCAAAATACAAAAAAGGTAGCATACACGCTACCTTTTAAGCCATTGTTTTAGAGATATTTTCAAGAACAGCGATAGACTCTTTCGCATTCTTAACTTCAAATCCAAATTCCCCACGAATGACACGAGAGAAGTAGTCAGCACCATTTGGTGTAGCATCTTGATCATAAATTGGAGTTAAGTAACGTGCCTTTACTTTTTCTGTATCAAGAAGTAACGCACGATCTTTAGGCATATTTAAATCAACTACAACACTAGAAATCGCTCCACCAGGTAAGTCGGAAACAAATGATAAGATTTGGTAACCTGCTGCGGTATCTTGGCGTGTAGTACGAATTGTATCCCCACCAAGCTTTGTAATTTGTCGCGCGATATTTGGTCCACATAAAATTGTGTTTGCTGAACCGCCTCGCGTAAACACTTGCTCTACAGCGTCATTCAGTGGTTTAGCCGCGATTTCGTTCCCTTTAAAATCTTGCTTATGAGAACCTTCAATACCTGTAAATGCAAATAAACCACCTGTAGTACGCGGTTGTGTCGGAGAACCGCTATTTCTACGGCCATAAATTAAAGACGTGTTCGCTTCACGAATCATCTCTTGTAAACGCAGATTTACTTGATAATCTAATTCGTTTGATACGCCGTATGTGTTCACTTGTTGTTGTGTACGTGAAACAGATGCGTATCTTGAAAAGATTTGTGAGAAGTTATATGACACTAAACGGTCATTGATCTCATTCTTACGGAAAGCATCTTCACCTTCTGGTCTCGGTCTTGCGATGACTTTTAATTCACCACCAGCTGTAATTGCCTCCGCTTTCGTACTATCGTAACCACGTTGCACAGTGATTTTATCGGCGTTTTCATCGACACTTACTACACGTAGCACTTCTAAGCCGTTTTGTACTAGAGCATTTTCAGTGAATTTACGAGCCTCGCCTTTTTCTAAAACTAGGTCCGTATCCCCAACAGCTGCGGCAGTTTTTACAATACCTGTATCAGAGTTTAAATAGTCGTTCTGCCATTCAAATTTAGTTTGTGTTAAAGTGTCCCCTACACCAATTAACCCGAAAAGAACAGGTGCTTTCGTGAGAATTAAATCCACATTCGCTTGCATTTGTCTTACTTGTTGTTGAAATTCGTACGTAGTTGGTACTGGCATATTTGTAGCCCCCTCAAATTTTTTAAATTAAAAAACCGCTGACTTTTAATCAACGATCCGTTATTTCTTCGATTTTGCTTCTAACAACTTGTTATAAATACGTGTTACCTCGCCCGCATACTTTGAATCTTTTAACGCTTTTGTTTTCGCTTCTTCCAACTCTTTTTCTAAAGCAAGAATTTCATTCGCTCTCAGATTTGTTCCTGGATTCGCGCCACCAGCTGCATCTGCCCCCACAACTTTCTTGAACATCCAAGGTTTACTTTCTTTTAACGCAGTAACAGCCTCTTCAACTCCTTGATAATTACCACTCTCATCCAGTTGAATAGTCGACTTATCTAAAAGCGCCAATACGTCACCTGGATCATTCGCATCTAAAGCACGTGCAATACTCTTAATTTCAGTGTTCAAAATACGAGCATTTGCTTTTTCCTGCGCTTTTTGTGCTGCTTCGGAAGCTTCTAGTGCCTTTTTGTCTGCTTCTTCTTTTTCAGCCTGCAAACGTTCGATTTCCGTCATTTCTTTCTTTTTACGCTCTTCTTCAGCTTTTTCGTATTCTGCTAATTTTGCTTTAACGTCATCGTAGTCGCCGTATTTTTCAGCTGACTTTTTACGTTCACGTTCTAAGCGTTTCTTTACAAGTTCATCTAATTCTTCTTGTGATTTAGGTAGATTAATAGGATCACCAGGGTTGTTTTCAGGATTATCCTCAGGATTACCACCATCAGAGAAAAACTGTAAGTCTAATCGAAGTGGGAAATTAGGTGTTTTTTGTACTTGTTCTACAAAAAATTTTAATGCTGTAGCTTGTTTTGCGTATTCCATTTGCAAATCCTCCATTTTGAGCCTGTCGGCTATAATTTCCGAAAGTTTATAGCGCCATTTCGTAAGGCAAGTATTACTTTTCGTTATACGGATCCTGAGACTGTCGTTTCAACATTCGTTCTTGCATAATCTCCATGAATTTCTGTTCCGCATTTTCTTTACCACTTCTCGTAATCGCACCTTTAATTGATTCGATTTCGTTAGAAATTTCATCCCCCAACTGTTCGATAAGTGCTTTTTGGTCTTGTGGTAACGGTAAACCGAAAATAATCTTGCTAGCATAAAAGTTATCTACTTTTGCTAACATCGCTTTATCGTATTTGAATTTTGGATCATCCTTTCTTGCTTTCATATAACGCAAAATATACTCATTTAAGGTTTGGAGGCGTGATTGCCATATAACCCATGAGCGTTGTGTTTTTGAAATGATATTACTGAATAAAAGCTGCACGGCCATGTCATTTATACCACCTGTATTCATATCAGCCGTATTCACCATTGGTACTTCTGCTTTTTCATGTAGGCGTTTTTGCAATCGGTCCAGATACGCTTCAATGGTTTCTTTAAATCGGAATCCACTTTCCAGCTTTTTAGCGCTTGGTTCACCTGCATCTTCAGCGCCGTCACCTAAATCCCATTTCGCACCTGGTGCTACTTGAAGTGGATTCTTCGGATCCTCATCTACGTTCGTCAGCAAGGTAATAGCAAACATTTCAAAACGTAATGCATCCGAGTAATCAGACATTTTTTTATCAATTTCCTCAGACAACTTTATTGTTTTTTCAAGTTCACTATAACCCGTAGTACGTTTACTTAGTTTTTCAGTCGGTACTGGTACTACAGGAATAAAATCAATACCCATTGATGAACGCTCAACCCTATCCTCTTGTTTTTCTAAGTCACCGTTGTATATCGCCTCTTCAATTTCACAGTCGTACTCACCAGTTTCTTTACGCCAAACTAAGTAATACGATAACTTCCACATTTTCGTTTGTTCCTCGTCAAGCCATGCGATAAAATGAATTTCTTCCAGCTGATCTATATCCCAGTCGCTATACTTCGCAATAACTTCCGTCGATGGATGCCAAATAACCTTAAATTCACCACGACGTTTATCGTAGTGAAGACGGGCATACACACCAGTTTTTGAAATAGCACGGTCTTTCGCTGCTGCTAATAACTTCTCATGCATTCGGTTGTCATCCCAAACCCATGTTAATAACCGTTCCTTTGCCTTCGCCCTACTGTTTTCGCGTTGTTGCTCTTCACTAGGCTCATATCCTGATTGAATCATAAGAGCTGGATCGTCTATCACATCCGGAGGAACTGTGACTTTCGGTTCTTTTTCAAATTGCCACGCTGCAATCATGTTTACAATTTTTTGAGGATAATCAAGTTGTATTTTCGTAGGTTCGTAGTCGAGATTGTCTGGTTTTTTATAATCAGACCATACGTTTAAGTCTCCTTCATAACGCTCATACAAACGAACCTCGGCCATCATTCGTGCCCACTCAGAATCACCAAGCGCGGTACGAACTGGCATTACAATTTCCACCGGATTCATAAAATTACGATCACCCTGTACTCTCATTCAAGCCCCTCCTTTCTCAATATCTTGAATTTCCTGTAGTTCCCGCTTTACGTCTTGCACGTTTATATGCAATAGAAAAAGCCATTTGAACTGCATCCGGACCATCATCATGCGGATGCATCGGATACATTTCAAATTGCTCCAATAAAGCACGTAAATGTTTCATAAAACGTAATTTACCGCTCTGTATATCTGGTAATAATGACTCAATACGTAATGCCTTTCGCGTACGTTGCTTAATTTGTTTTAAGCGAGTCGATGACGGATACCCTTTCTTCTGCAACGCTTCCCCAACTTTCTCAGCAAACCACTCCTGTGCTTGTTGTGCCTCTACCGCAATTGCTTCGTATTGATATTCTAGCGTGTATTCTACAGCCTTTTCTAACAACGTATTTGGATGCACACGCTCCATAAAAATATCGATAACGTAACAAGTTCCTGTTTCAACGTTTTTCGCAAGTGTGACTACTACACTATAGTCACCTTTTTCTTTACCCATCGCGAAATCAACCGCACCGTAATACAGAAGTTTTTTATCTTTTAAATCATCTTCAGTACAGTACGTGAAATATTTTGGTTTAAATATCTGTCTTTCCTCGTCAGTCGGGTTACATAAATACTCCTGGTTAAACGCTTTTGTTCCGTCATCTTCCCTAATTTCCATCAAATCAATGTAAGGGAAATGTGATGGCCATAACGTTTTTGTTCCCCGAAGCATTTCTTCTTTGTTTTGTTCGTAAAATTCACGAGCTTTATCAGAAGCGCCCTCTTCATCTACCTGACGAATCTCACGCCATTTTTGCCATAAATCTTCTCGCTCTGACCATTTCAGGATTGCCGGAAATGATCTCGATACGAAATCACGACGGTTTTTAATCACGTGATGCAATAAACTGTCGTAACAAACGATGGTACCCATATAGATACAGGCACCTTCTTGACGACTTAAACCTGGAAGCAATTCTTCCTTGAACCAGCGTTTGTTTTTGGCAATCAAGTCAACCGTCGCGGTATTTTCTTTACTCTCCAAATCATCCAAAATGTAGAGCTGAACCCTTTTTGAACCGTGACGTAAACCACGTACCTGTGTCCCTATACCTTTTGCTTCGACTTTCGTGTTTGTTAAAGTCACAAATTCTTTGTCGTTATCTACTTCATTTCGGCTTTTTTGCTCATGAAGTAAGATTCCGAAATCCTCGCGTAATTTTTCGTTATACTTTAACTGATCACGTGCCCAGGATATAAAGTCACCGGCTACATCGGAGGTCTCGGATATCAAAACAATGTACTGCTTTAATCGATACACGACTTGATGACACAAATAACCGTTACTCAGATAAGCAGTTTTCGCGTGACCACGTCCTACACTCCATGCTACTTTTTTCTTTTTCTCCCTACCCGTTGTGATGTCATCTAATAGCTCACATAACGTTTGGTGAAACTCTGCAGCATCATCCATCGTTACTCCGGCAGGGATTAAGTTATCTGGATTCCCTGGATTTCCTTCTTCAGAGAAATACTCATACATGAAGTACAGCATGTCATGTTCTCCACGATGCACCCTTTTTAACTTTTCTAACTCATCGATGTCAGCAAGTAGTGTATCCATGTAATATTCTGTAGCCTCACCAGTTTCGTACAACTCTTGTAATTTCTTCGCTCTTTCTGCTACAAGATTGATACGTTCCTGACGTTCTTGACGGGCTAACCATTTACCGTCTATATACGCCATGTAGCCCGCCCTCCTTTTACTCGCCTGTCAATTTTTTTAATTTCTGAAGCTGCTCTTCAATTTCCGCATTTGTACGGGTCGCATTTCCTAGATCACCCTCGATTACTTTCTTATCAGTCAGTAAACCGAATCGCTGCATATACAATTGCATAGCTTTTACACTCGGTTGTGGTCCTAAAATTAACTGCATTAACTTGCTGTACACCTGCTCGCGCTTCTCTGCTAGAAAACTATCGGCCACTTCACTCTTGAATGCGATGAAGTCCTGGTTCTTAGTTCGCCACTCCCAAAGCGTTGTCCGATTTATGCCTAACTCGTTGGCCATTTCGTCCTGAGTCCTTTTTTCCTCGTTGTTCGATTCCATCAACTCGTTTTCTACAAGCAGGTACGCCGCTTGAATTTGTTTAGCTGTAAGTTTCTGTTTTAACTCGTCTAACTTCGCCATCATTTCGCTCCCCTTTCTTCGTGAAATAGAAAAAGGCAACCGATTTAGTATCGATTGCCTTGAAATTCGTATATTTTGTGTAGCCCCCCGAGTTTAAAAAATCTGGCGGAACGTTACGAACGCCTGCCAGCCCCTTACCAGATTTGACCTCCCCCGGGGGGATTGAATATTTTCTCGAACAAAAAGAAAAAGCCGAAATTATTTTTCCGACTCTTTTTTCTTTTTTGCTCGTATTAGTGTACTTTTACTAATTCCAGTCATTTCTTCTACTTGCGTATATGAATGCTTATCTAGTAAGCCTAATGCGTGTTCAATTTGCTTTTTACTATATTTATTCGGTCTACCTTCTCTGAAGTCTGCACGTTGTTTAGCGATAGCTTTACCTTCTTGCGTTCGTTCAACAATCATGTCACGTTCAAATTCAGCGAACGCACTCATGACATTGAATACTAAACGTCCTGTCGGTGTATCCTCTATCAGCCCCATGTTTAGCACGTGAACCTTTACACCTTTTTCAAATAGTTCTCGTACAGTATGTATCGCATCGACAGTTGAACGTGCGAAGCGATCCAGCTTAGTAACTACCAACGTATCACCTGACTCCAGCTTCAATAGCAATTCCTTAAACTTAGGCCGATCAGCTTTAGTACCGGTGAACTTCTCTGAATAAATTGTATCGCAACTTTCCTTCTCTAGCATTTGAATCTGTGCTTCTAAGTCCTGATGAACTGTACTTACCCTTGCGTATCCGTATTTCATTCGTATCAGCTCCATTTCGGCGCTAACTAATGAATCTAAGTTATGACACCGTTTGATACATTGATACTATCACATCGTCAAAACGTTGTCAAAACCTTTTAAGTTATGAAACCGATATGAATGATTATGACCCCCTGAGTTTCAAAGACCCTTCTCTCTCAGCGAGCTCGGCTGATAAAAACACCCATCGGTTTCACCTTTCGTGTTGCCGACAGTTAGATAACTACTACAGTAGTCACCTTAGTTTCTACCTACTATATATCCCACAACCAGTCCAATCCAACGGACATAAAAATAGCCATGATACCCCAATGACGGGCCTCATGGCTATGCGTATTATTTAGTACTGGAGTAGGACACAACTTCACCATCCTAACATAAATTGTACCTACTATGACCACATCTTGTCAAGCCTCGTACAACTTTTTTATTAAACTTCTTATGCCAACCATGTCACCGTTAATACTCATGTGTAATAAATCCACGGCTTGTCTACAGCGTGTGTAATATACTTTCGCAGTAATATTCATAGTCCGTAACGTATTCCTTCTAGGAATCTTGTACACATACCGAGCAAGCACTATATATTTCATGTTCTTCGGTAATTGTTTAATCGCCTGATCCAGCACAATCTTATTCAACCGTCCATCACCTTTCCCATCCAGTGCACCAGGTCCAGTAAAGCTAGGCGGTGCATCAGGGAACCGATCACCTACAGCTAGTGATTCGTAATTCTCCAGCCATAGTTGTATTGTCTTCTTCGAAACATAGCCATCAATTCTGGTCATCTCCGAACCTCCTGACTCAGAAAATCAAACCCCTAAAACGAAAACCTTAAACCATTAATAGTATTACATACTATATAACTATTAATAAACAATACTATATATAATATATAATTATTAGTTTTATATTTATATTATATATATAAGGTATATTTTTTTAAGGGGGGGTTCTTTTTTATTTTGTTTTTCTTTTTTAAGTACTGTAGTGTATTAGACCCCCTCCTAAAAACTTTTCTTTTATATATTTTTATTCTCGTGTTAACAGCTGTGACTCTCCGAATCTCGAAACACGTGCCACGCCGCTGTTGTCTCATACCCACGTAGCACCGACTTTCCAGCTAAGCGAAACTGTTCCTCAGTCACTTTCGTAATCAGTCCTTCTCCAGCATATACATTGCTCTGCTCTGTCTCGATATTCACGTCACGTAACTGGTTCGTGGCCACAAATTCACTTACCCCATAATCCACAACATGGAGACTCCATGTGAGCTTACCCGTAACAACTCCTTCTTGTACCGTCACATATCCATCGTAAAACGGAACATCTATTCCATCGATTTGTAAGTTACGGATTTCTTCAGACGTCATGTTCCTTACTCCTTGCGGCCACACGTTCCACGAATCTCAGTTGTTGTTCAATATACGGGTCATCTTCTTTCCCGCCACTTACGATCCAATCCTTAATCCGGTTCATCACATCTTCTAAAACGTCCGCCGGTACTTGTGGGGCTAATTCCGTGATACGATCTATATAATTCACTTGTGTTTCTCCTTTACATTGCTACTAAGAACATATATTCCCACTTTATTACTACCTGCATTCTCTAACGCCATAAGTGTCTCAACCATATAATCACCTGTAGTAGAAGTATCAGAACTGTAGTAAAGCGTGACTTGTTTACCGTGAAGATCTTTCATATGGAACTCAGGTACCTCTGGAATCGGTTGAGTTTTTACAGGTTCTAATTCCGTCATACCTTCCATTCGATATACAATTGGCTCATCCAAAGTAGAATCAATACATGTAAATACGGCACGTCCCTGACGTGTATTGCCGTTTTCCTCTGTAATTTCTATTAAGACAGACTCACGATTTTCTAAAGAATCAAAGAAATCCTTACGAGCATATGTGATGAAATCGATGTACCAAGTGTGGTCCTGTTTTTGGAAAATGCCTTTTCTCGGTATAAACGTAGCTGCTGACGGTTCGTGTAATACAGGGCAGTCACACATAATTTTCTCCCCGTTAACTTTTAACGTTTTAATCGGTGTTTCTTTTTTCATTATTTAGGAACCTCCAGTGTTCTTACATTCCCATCCAGCTGTTCCACCTCAAGCATCCAGCGCCATTTTATCCACGTTTCTCCGTAATCTTCTTCCCCATCTGTCTCATAAACATCAATTAGTAAATTACCGCCGTCCTTTGCCTTGACTGTGCATTTATATACAACCTGTCCATTATCCTCATCTAAAATGATAATCTTGTATTTTTTTCCTATTTCAAACAAATTCATTACTAAGGTCCATACATGTATTTTCACCTTTACTCCACACCCTTCTTTGCTAAAAACTGTCTTGCGGTATCCGTAAGTCGGTAATAGTAAACATGCTTATCATCTTTTGTGACTTGCTCCAGTAGACCTAACTGAGAGAGTTGTCCCAGCCACGTATCCAACTGCGTAGCTGGGATTTCTCCTCCTGCCTGGTGCATCGCTCGTAAGATGGCTTCCGAACCTTTCACTCTATACCACGTGATTTTACGATTTCCAGTGCTTGTTGCTCCGTAAAACCTTCCGAAACAAGTGCATCAAAACGCGCCTTATATACTTTAGACATCTCACGCTGCATACGCATTTGCATCGGTAACGCCTTTACAAAGTTATCCAAAATCATTTCCAGCTCGATATTTGTATATTGTTTATTAGGTTCGCTCATCTTATCGCCCCTTCAAATATGCTTCAATTTCCGCTAACACTTGGTCAATCCCCTCTGGACTCAGTACGAGTTTCCCGCCAGCTAGTTCAATATTTTCTTCTGAAACCTCTCCTGTAATTTGGCAAGAGTTATTAGGGTTATATTTTTGTAGAATAATAGATTCACCATCTACGAAAATCTCCATCGGATCCTTTACCTGGATACCTAATGTACGGCGTAATTCCATTGGAACCACAATTCGTCCTAATGAATCAATGTTACGAATAATACCTGTTGATTTCATTTCCCTTCAGCTCCCTTATCTTTCTCATATTCGAACTTGATCGCAGAAACATGCTGCATATTCACAATTCCCGTAATACGACCGTTATCATCGTAAGTATCTATCGCATTTCCTTCCGCAAATAACTCCCCTTCTAGCTTTTTGTATCCTTCAAAAATAAAATCGGCTTCCTCTACAGTGTGTACAGAACCGTCAACCGTTTTAATTACCGCTCTCATATCTTCCATCTCCTTTTCCTTACTTCTTAATAGTTTCTATAACGCTAGCTAAACCAAAGAATATTACGCAGATAAACCACGTTGTCCAAATCGGATATTCGTATATAAGTTCCACCCAGTCACTCCTAGTCTTTATTAATAAGAATCACAGCCGGACCCTCAACCGTAATACCAGCTACTTCAATCTTTTCATGGGGACTTACTTGCACTGTTGTGACACCTTCACGTGTTTCTAGCTCTTCACTTAAGTTTTTTGTAGATATATTCTTCATCTTTACTCACCATCCAAAATAATGCTGTATTCATCATTAGCTACGTAAAAATTACCGAATGCATCGCGTTCAGGGAATCCATTTTTCGTTGCCTGTACTATCTTGAGTTTCGCATTACATTTATGACATTTCGTGAATTTATTTCCTTCATATTCGTATTGATTTCCGCGATTCCCGCACATGCAGCACTCGTAACGTGTACGATATCTCGGTGAACCCTCATCGTCATATTTAATACCTGTTTTCCAATGAATCGGATCCGTTTCTTCTTTTTTCGTGATTTTTGCTATCTCTTCCATAGGAAACGAGCTACGATTGACTTCTACGATTGGCAGTTTACGAGTCTGCTTATCCGTGGTCATCTTAATAACTGATTCTTGAATCTGTTCATGTGTAACACCTAGATCCACAGCCTTACGAACTTCCGCATTTGCCATTGCAGCGCCTAATGCTGATACACCCACTTCCACAAGTTCTGCTGCGGTATTGATAAATGAAAGTTCATCTGTTTCTTTTTTTTATATTAGATCGGCGGGCTCCGCATTAGAGTCATAAAATTCTACATTTGTTTTCAGTACCGGCTTAATCTCGATGTAATTACTAGCGCCTACAAAGCTGGAGACACCTCCACGAATATTATTTTTAATAAAGTCAAAAAAGACTGTAGTTAATGCGTTTACGTTTGCTTCTTTATTTAAACGATCAAGTCCATATTCATAAAGCATTGCGTGGATGGCTTCATGAAGTACGTTTTTCATTTGCCGATCATGTTTCGCTACATTGTCCGAAATCTTGATTTGTTGTTCGTGATACGTTACTTCAGCAATTCTTACTTCTCCGTTTTCTCTTTCTTCAAGCCATCCTTTTACGACTTCCACATCGTACGGTACACTACCAATCATCAATTGTTTAGGTATATCCATATAACTTCATCCCCCTTTAATTTGGTAAATTATTTTCAATTTCCGTTCGTAATTTATCTCGTAGCCACTTAAACTCTAAATCTTTTTTATCGATTTTTGCCTGAATCACTTTTGCCTGGTCCTTTGTATAACATTTACGGAAACCGTTGTATAATTTCGAAATTTCTTTCTGCAGCTGTCTCATTTCACGGTTCGAATAATAACTTACAAATTCCGTTTTACAACTTGGACAAATGAAATAGTGCTTGTCCACGCGGTTTGATATTCGTGCTGTGAGCATCTGGACACGAAACACGTGCTCACATACTTCACATTTCGCTTTTACGGGTTTCATAGTATTAGATCCTCCTTCCTTTCAAAGAATTATTTTATTAAATTGGCATCAACTATATCTTTAAATTTTCAAACTTAAATGAACCTCTAGACACATACACCATATACTAATTTAAATACTTCCTAAAAAGTAGGTGAAAACTATGCCAGCTATTCTTGGAAACCTTGTCGTACAAACCAGTAACGGTTCTTTCAACTTAGGTGATTTTTATAACGTTTCTCCAAAGGAAAACACAAAATCTTATAACGGTTCAGGTGCATCCAATGTTTCATTTATTGCTAATACGTTTAACGGCGTTAGTGCAACAAACACATTCGATGCTGATGTTGCAGATCAAGATCAAATAGTATCAAACTAAAATTACTCATTCCTCTCCACTCCCTAAATAAAACTCAATATTCCGTAAATACTATAGACACATGGTTATCTTTCCTCTGTTTTTCTTGGGTGAGCAGTTAGCTTTTGCTAGCTGCTCTTTTACATTAATGAACCGTCAATTATAATCGGAGCATCTTTATATTCATTAAATTCTTCTTCCCATTTATGTTTTTTCTCAATTGAACATATTGCATTTAGTGTGTTTATAAATATCTCAAGAGCTTGTTCTCTAGCGATTTCTGAAGGAATTCCTTCTTCTTTAACTTGTTCTACACTATCACCTGCAACATTTTCTACATATACTTCAATTGCTTTATCTGCATCTCCATCCACTGCAATTAACGCATAATATTCATGCTTATTAAACTCAAAGTATTTCATATCCGTTCCTCCTTGAATAAAATTTAGTGTTTCGTTAATAATAGACATAGGCTCCATTCGTCACGAATCAACCTTACACTTAGCATCATTTTTTAATATTGGGGCCAGGCAGTTAGCTTTTGCTAACTGCTTTTTGTTTTTCTTCCTGTCTCTTTAGGAAATTTTTCACTTTCTTAATAGCCTCTGCCCTTGTTTGACCTTCAGCTATGCCTTTTAATCCAGCGTCATCCTTAATGCACAACATCTTTTTCTTGCCATTATCCATAACAACCTCAACATGCGAATAATAGGCACTGTGCAATGTATCGTCTTCAAGAAGAAAACTCATAAATTCCGCACCGACTTTTCCTGTAAACTCTTTAACCTTCCTCATATCCATTCCTCCTTGAATAATTCCATAAGCTTTGTCCATACTATAAATACACTTGTATTCTGAACTTCCTTCTAAACGTTTTTTTCGGAGAGCAGTTAGCTTTTGCTAGCTGCTCTTTTATTTGCACATATCATTAAACACCGAATACCTTATGTTTGAAAGTGCTCTGTTTTATCAAAAGGCGATTTGGCGACAATCGCCTTTTTTATTTCTACAAAATGAAATTTTTGTTTAGTTTTCTTTCATGCATATTATTTTGATATTTGTTTATAATAGTTGTACTTCTAAAATTGTACGACAGAGCAGTTAGCTACTTCAGCTAGCTGCTTTGTTGTGCCAAATAGCATTTTTGTTCAAATACTTTACCCAATGAAAAAATTACATATGATACCATGTACTCTTTTACATTAAGATTCTTGGTCAGAAGAGCACTTATATATGGTGCTCTTTTTGGTATGCAATGTGAAATAGAGGCTTGCTCTTAAAACCTATTATGTAATTTTCATAGGTTTTTTCCTTACACCAGTGTGTCTGTTTACTCATAAGTTGTTAAAGTATAAATATAAATTGATAGTTAATTTATAAGGGAGGTGTAAAAATGAGTAAATTTAAAAAGCATTGTTGTCACATACCCTTTCCTTTACCTCAAATAGGGCCTACTGGAATAACTGGGCCTACTGGACCTACCGGAATAACCGGAGCAACTGGGCCTTCTGGTGGACCTCCAGGACCTACTGGACCTACCGGAATAACCGGAGCAACTGGGCCTTCTGGTGGACCTCCAGGGCCTACGGGACCTACCGGAATAACTGGAGCAACAGGACCTTCTGGTGGACCTTCTGGACCTACTGGACCTACTGGACCTACCGGAATAACCGGAGCGACAGGACCTTCTGGTGGACCCCCAGGACCTTCTGGACCTACT